TTACCGGAAGTGTCAGGTGACAGCCGTGACCAAGCAGGCAAAGACTTCGGCGTCAGCGGAAAATCCGTCGACTTTGCGTCGTCAGTGATAAGTCACGGCACTGAATTGCTGGTCGAAGCCTGCGACCAAGGCAAGATTGCCGTCTCATCCGCTGCGAAAGTTGCCGAAGCGCCGAAGAGGCTGCAAACGTCGGGGGGCGTACATCTTTCCGATAGCTTATCAAGTTTTTTTGACAGGTCTGCCATAGCTGTTTTGTAAAAAACGAACCCTTCGATTCGCCGAGTGAGCTAGGTGAATCGTCATCTTCGGAACGTTTTTTCTTAGCCCTTGCTCCAGCGTTCGACCTGCGTACAATCCAAGTAGCGAGGGACGCTCAGAGGCAAGAGAATGGATGTAAACAAATCAAACTGCTTGCCTCGTGTCGTAGCCCTCGCAATCTACGCACGTTTTGAGCCCGGCTCGTCACATCCAGCGAGTCGGGCTTTTTTCGTGCGCAATACGCTGACTTGTCTGGAGCCAACCCGCGACAAGCACCAGCGATTCGCTCTCCAACCAATAGCCCCGGGACGAGATGGCAGATTCCATACTGCCGTAAGTGGTCGAGGGACGGTAGCTAGTCGGCAGTTAGGTCGTATGCCGGGAGAGGACTCGCCAGTGGTCAATCGTGTAGGGGAGGCAGCCGACGTGCCCTATACAGCACGGCAGCTTGGAGACCGACCTCGCCCGTCGGTACATCTGGTACGCACACCAACAACAAAATCCCGGGCTCTGGTGACCTCTTACACCCCGGTGACCAAGCGATGCTCGCACACCGCGAGTTTTGTGCGTTATGGATGGGCTGTTTACGGACTAACCTCGTCAGCGAGTGCAAGAACACCCCGGTCTGACCGCTCGATGTACTCCCGATAGCCCTGCTGACAGAGCATGCGGGAAACCATCCGAAGGTCGGAAAGGGGTGGCGTCCGCACTCTCCCTGGCGAAGGCATGGATTTTAGATATGACCAAGCAAAGCTATCTGTGGGTGCCTGAACAATTCGATTCCTCGAATCTTCTGCTGGATGCGCAATTCGCAAACTGGTTTATGCATACGCTTCTCATGCGAATTGCTCGCACCAAAACTACGAGGAACGGCAAGCGGTTTGCGCTCATGGATGCGAATCATATGCGAGAGAATTTTGGCCATCGAGTGTTGGAACGAATGATTCCCCGACTAGTCGAATCCGGCGACGTCGAGCGAGTACAAAACAGGAATGGAACCATAGGCTATCGGCCAGGAGACAGGCACATTGACCGCGGACTACGCAAAGTGTCGCTCACGGACCCGCGAGTCATCGAACGTCGAACCAGGACAGCGGACAAGATCGAACGCATTGTCCAACAGCAACAGGCCGGGAGGCGAAAGCCCATTCACGACAACTGGGAGCAATGGCAAGAAGACGGACTCACCATCGACTCACGAAAGGCCAGGGAGGCTATCAAGTCGCTGCCTTCCAAGTCCAACCCTTACGGCGTCCAGACCCTGTCCGTCAAATGGATTCGGCGCCGCCGATTTCGGTTTCTCGTGGACGCCTACGGAAGATGCCACAATTCAATCAGCAACATCCACAGCAGCGTGAGACAAGCCATCAGAATCGACGGACAACCGACGGCGAATGCAGACATCAAGGCATCACAACCAACCTTCCTAGCCAACGCACTGGTCGCGGCACAAGCCCCGAGGTCCACCGGCGGTGCAGGGAAGAGAGCGGACCCGGCCACCCGACCGGGGCTGTGTCCATTAATGCGCCCCACGGTTTGGCCCGTTGGAGGGGGTTTAGAGCCGTTTTGTGATGCTGTTTTCAGTGGGGAGTTTTACGAGCTGCTGGCGTCTGATGCAGGGATGACGGTAGGGGAAGTGAAGAAGCCGCTGCTGCGGGATGTATTTGGAAAACGAGGTGCTTATCCGGCTTCGCCTCTTGAGTCCGCGTTCACCAGTCGCTTCCCAGAGGTTCGTCGTTTCATCCGAGAGTTTAATGCTATCCACGAGGATCACGGAGCACTGCTGAAGTGGCTTCAGCGCATCGAGTCTGATTTCGTCATTGGCGATGTCGGCTCACGGCTGGTTGAGGATGGCGGGTTCTACCTCTCGCTCCACGACGGTATCTTCTCCAAGCCAGGCGGGGACGCCAACGTGGTTCGTGCAATGGACGATGCCGCCCGGGATCGGGGCTACGGGCTACGAGTGAAGTGCATGACGGCTGGAGGGGAAACGGAAGTGATCGCCTTGGGCTTGTAATCATTCTCTTGAAAGAGTGGGTGGCCAGATGTCACATAAGGTGACTCACAAGTTTTCTGGCGTTACGCATCGAAGACCCATTCGACACCCAACGAAAACCTCCCATGGGACCCATTGAAGAAAGCACCTTATGAAGAACATTCACTCTGTTGCGTCAGTCGCCGTCGCAAAACACCTGGAAGAGCAGAAATCCGCTATCTCCCTCGCAGGTGACCCAAACTCTTGGACCTGCCATCGGGCGTTGCTGGAAGCAGACGACATCCAGAGGGTGGTTCTTTGGCAAGAATTCCACGCGGACACACGTGGAGGCAGTTGCCGCTTGCCAGACGCGATGACGGAATCTGAGGGGAAGGAACGCTTCAAGGATTTGCTGGGACGTCTCGGACGGGCGCAACTAGTTTTGCGTGAATCAGTAAAGATGGAGCCCACGGCAGTATCAGACCGCGTTGACGGCCTTCTATACTTCATCGATGGGAACCATCGACTGATTGCGAATCAGCTAGCCGGGAGAGATCTTGAGGGAGTCTTTATTTACCTGGCTGTTCGTGACGATGCGTTTGATTCGTACTCAACTCCTCCTTGGCTCCGATCACACCGCGCCAACACTCCATAAACACTCCACACGTCCGCTACACAGCCCGATAGTCCGCTACTCTCGAACAACGAAAAACTGTGTTTTCTAGGCGAAACCGTAGTGGTGTGTCGGGGTGCGTAGAGGACGGTAAGGATTCTCAGTCCGAAGACAGGGGTTCGACTCCCCTAGGGGGTGCCTCTTGCAGGGCAAGCACTTACGTCAATTTGAGCGTTGCGGAAAATCGCCTGACACTCCATAAACCCTCCACAGCACTTCACGCTCGATTCTTAAGTGAACTCGGAATGTAGGCGTCGTAGGCGGTCTTCTGGTGCCCCTCTGCGTACTTAATGTAACGCAGCGTCGTGTTGAAGCTGGCGTGCCCCATCTGCTCCTGAAGGTCGCGGTCTGACACCCTGCCAAAGTTGTAGGTGGCGTGGGCATAGCGAAAGCTGTGGAAGCTGTATAAGTGGCATGATGGGGTGTGATCGTGTTCCTCAAGGCACGTCAGGTGAATGCCCGCCTCCTTCTGGATCCGCGCCAAATCTCGGTCCAAACTCTTGGTGGAGTGGTTCCACGCGAACACGCGAGATTCACCAAACTTGCGGACCTTGAGCAACTGTTCTAAGAAGGGCCCCGCCGCACCAATTTGGTGCCTTTGATCTTTTTTTGGTTTGTTGTCTCGATGCGGGCTAATCGCGACTCCCGCCTCCAAGTCAACGTTCTCCCACTTGAGAGCGAGCATCGCCGAACGTCTCATGCCAGTTACCCAGGCAACAGCCAGAAACGCTTTCCAGAAATCCTTGGGCTCAAACAATTGTTCTTTGGGGAACCGTGCCGCATCGCAGGACTTCATCATCGCGTCAAAGTGCTGTTCGGTGACGAAAGGTTTGTCCTTCCCGAATCCATCCACTTCCGGCATCGGCGGAACCTGATCGAGTTGTTTCCATCGAACAGCCACACTCAGAGCCGCCCGTATCGTACGAAGTTCTTTGCGGACGGTTTCAGCCGCCACCGTTGACCCGGGTTTCTTTCCCCGCATCAACAGCCGCTTGGCTACGTACTGGTCCAAAGAACGTGCGTCGACTCGATCAACGTGGACAGGCTTAACAATCTCGCCGAACAGTTTCAGTGCCCGATTCGATTCCGTCTGACTGTACGACGATCGCCACTTGGGCATAATCACTTGCTTGTAGTCGTCTACGAATGACTCCCACCTGGTGTGTTCCGGCCCCGTTTTGCACAGGCCGGCAGCAAGTTCACCTTCCTTCTTCTTTCGGAATTTTTCCGCCATCGACTTGCTGCCGATTCGCTTGCACCGTTTCTTACTGTCGGGATCGTACCAACCAACGGACCACGGGCATTTCTCCTCGCCGAGCTTCTTCTTTTGTCTGGAATCTTGAAACAACCAAGCGCGCATGACTTTCTCCTGGTGTGGTTTTCAGAGATAGCCGCTGGACGAAACACAGTTACACCTGTGCTCGGTCCAGGAAACCTACAAGTTCCTCCCTGGCGTACAAAATTCGCTTTCCTACCTTCCTGCCCGTAATCTCGCCCCGTAGACGGCAATCGCGAAGAACGTGCCTCTCAATGCCCAATAGGCTCGCTGCTTCGGCCTCTGTGTACGAGAGCCTGTCTGCTGTCCTCTCACGATTCTGTTCCAAGCGGTGCAGCACTTCGCTAACTACCACTTCCACGAGGGGCCGCAACTCTTCTGCGGTTCCGTCAAATCCCAATGGTGGCTTACTGCTGTTTCCTAACATCTATTCGGCCCCCAGTTCCAAATCAGACAGAGCATCTCTCACAGTCCAGCGATACGTCTGCAGTTCATCTTGCTCAGCCTCTTGCAATTCGAGTTCTCTATTGAACGCGTCCATGTCGAGAACAGCCTGAATCGTGTCTTCAACTATTTCCTGGAGCGTCTCTGGTTCCATTGATTCCAATTCCCAGCAGCGGTCGCCATATTTCTCCTGAAACTGGGGAAACCGAGAAGACTCTTCTTTGGCAAATTGCCCCTCGTGGAGGTCAAGTGTCTGAACTTGCTCGTGGGTTAGCGTTGCTTTGATTAGCTCTAGCTTTTCTTCGCTGAGTCCGAAGTCATCTCGCAGGCTGATTCCAAATGAGTTTGGGATGTCTTCGCCTTCTGGATCGAAATCCGAAACAACAATGATGACCAACTTTTCCCGACCACTAGCCCTGAACCTTTCGAGCATGGAATAACGCGGTGGGAGAGATGAATACCCTCGTCCGCTGGTCATGGGGATGGTGTACTTGGCAGCTATTCCACGAAGATCGGAAGCAATTGTGTTTTTCTCAACTAGCAATTCAACGTGATTTGGTTGGCTTTGGAGCAAATCGCGATAGTAGCCAGCAAACAGACCTTTCACTTCCTTTGCAACGAAGGTGCCGACACTTCTGTGGGTGTCCCATTGCACAACAGGTCGTGTCTCGTCCGATATGCACTCCATGGGTAACGTTCCGTCAATACGCAATCGGGTTACCATGTCTGTCACATCGTCGTAACAGGCCTGGCTATTTCCGAAACGCGTCCTCCGACTGTCATTGCGGAGCAGCCCGGCGATATTGAGTAGGCGATAGAAAACTTTCCTATCGGAAAGGGGCCAGTGCCTTTCGTTGACGAACACGATTTCCGTGATCGCCCGTGCAAGCGAGCGTTTCTGTACGATCGCAGAACGCTTCTTTTCCCCGACGAGCTTTATGGCCTCAACGCCAGCCAACTTAGACGATCGATTGCGATACTTGCGGAGAGATTGCCACGCATGGTCTCCCATCAACGCAACCTCTTCCAATGTTTCTTCTGCGGTAGTCTTTACCCGCTGCCTGTTGTAGCTGGCGAGGGCGCGAACAAAAGCGTCAACGTCCCCTGTACGATCAATGTCACCTCGAATCTGTACAGGCACCTTGGCCACCCCAGCCTGGATGGCGGCGGCGTGTCGACGGTGACCGCTGAGAATGTATCCATCCGCCGAAACCACAAGGGGGACCAGTATCCCGTTTTGACGAACATCTCTGACCAGACCCCTGAACGCCAGATCGTTTGAACGAACCGGATCGTATAACTTGTCGTTCTCTGGAGAGGGGGAAATCGCAGAAGTACACACCTCATACAGGCATGCTAGTGAATCGTGTGTACTTTTGACTCGGGGAAGCAGATTTCCTTCCTTTTCTAGACGTTTTCGGTGTCTGCTCACCGTTCCGTTAGAAACGCCTAATTCTTTGGCAATTTGACGATCACTACGACTGGCATCTAGCATCAGTGCTTCTGCAACGCGGACTCCAACTTTCATTATTCAACTCCGTGCGTCCTGTTTTTGGGGCCACCCTGCCAGCCAAAATCGTGGACTACCTTCCACGAAAAAACCCAGTATCAGAACTAGTCTGATACTGGGTCCTATTAAAACTCGAAGTAGCGACACGACGAGTTTGGCAGGCTTATTTTCCGTTGAAAGTTGCATCCTTCATCCTGCCTTTTATGCGTCATCGTGTCGCTTGCTGCATACTACCGGATTAGGCGAGTCCGTTGTTCTTGCTTTTCGCTTCATCCCGAATTTTTCTTTGATCTCGCTCCTTTCGTTTGTTGAAATCATCGTTGATTGCCAAGTTCGACGTACCAAAGCGCAAGTATTATTTGACACAGACGACACAGATGACACGAATGTAGTCCCCTCAGTGATAAGTTCAGTGTCGCATGTTGTTGACCGTAAAGGGGTTCCGAAAGTGAGCGCGTTTGACTGCGAGTCATTAGGTCGCACCATTCTTGAAGCAAGAAAATCCGGCGCGTGTCACTCCCCAAAAAAGTTTGAGAATTTTTCGCCTTCAGCCGTCAAGATACGATTCAAAAACCGACGCCACTGCTGACTTGACGTCTTCCAGTTGTTCGTCAGACAGTTTTTCGAACTGCTCAATCTGGTCGACACTACCCCTCACGCCGACCGTAAATGCGACTAGCACGTCTGCGCCGACCAGCACGCAAGACGCCTTCATTCCATTGCGCTGGGCAGCGAGCGACTTGCGGTGACCGCGAACGTACGATTTTGCCATGTCCAGCGACACCGACAGGCCCACCGTTTTTGCCAGGTCCCCGTTTCTCCTCCGAACTTCGACGTCATAGACACGTCGACCGTCAACGACACCTGCGAGACGCACCGTGACGCCTTCCTGATTCCGCTTGGCAATTTTCTTCAGCATTTTGGGTTATCCCTCCCGTGTTAAGAATTAAGTCATCCTGTACGTGATTCCAATTGTTGCGCGAACTTGCTTCTAGCCTTTCTTCCTCGTGTCTGCTCGGGGAGTAGCATCCCTTCCCGGATCAATTCCTCTTCTGTTACCGACCCGTTATTGATCGCAGCCTTTGACGCCGCGCGACAGGTTGCGCATAGTCCCCGCGCAGCAGCTTCACGGTCGCAATCTTGGATGATGCACCGACCAGCCTTGACCTTCGGTGAGATGCGATCCTGCACCTTTCTTGGTACACGAGCATTCATTACCGCGTACTCAACCTGCACTCTCTTTCCGATGAACTTTTCTGGCATTGTCTTTCCTCCTCAGCACTAGTCATCTGAACTTCAGATAGTAAGTAACAAATATTATTTATCAACTATTTATTAAGTATTTGTTATTGCTTTTTCACGTAACGTGAGCGTAACTTGTTGTCGTTTTTGGAGTTCGGTAATATGTGTTGGTGCAAAATATTTTTTGAAACCCTTTTCTTCGCAGGTGGTCGTGGACAAAAAACGCGTTCAAAAAGCTGTTCGGTCTCTCCAGAGTGCGTTGAGAGATCTGGAAGCCCTGTTGAATGAAGAGGAGGACTCCAGTGGCGAAAAATGCTTGATGGAGAACTGCCGGAACGTGGCGAAGTTCCGGGGCCTGTGTCCGACCCACTACACCAAGGCAAGGAAGGAGATTCGCTCTGGAGCAGTGACTGAAGAACAATTGATGGACTCGGGGCTTATGCTCCCCGAGCACAAGCCCGGAAGGCCACGACAGCCAACGTTTGAGCAAATGGTGTCAAAAAAGAAAGCCAAGAAGAGGAGCAAAAAATGAAATCGCGATTGAGTGCTATTGCTCTGATACTGCCGTTGCTCCTAGGTGCCGAGAAACGTCGCTGGACGGACTACGAAGAGAAGAATTCCGTTGTCGGTACTCTAAAGTCTGTTGTGGTGCGCATCGAAAAACCGGACGGAGAAGTTATCTCGGTTGAAGCGGACAGGCTAAGCAAAAAAGACAGAGCTTACATTGCCAAACAGATCGATCCGGAGGAACCGGATCCAACGCCGCCGGAGGTGCCCAAGATATCTCCAGACCAAGCTGTGATTAACCTCGCGCGAGCGGGAATCTTGGTGAAGGCAGACGCAAAACATGTAAATATCTCTTGCGAGAATGGCAGGTTCAAAGGCTATGACCCATCGAACGTCGATGCCCTGAAATCACTTCACTCTCTTCCGAATCTTAAAACCATGATTGTGATCGGCGCATTGGAGGACAAACATCTAGTTCCGCTCGCAGGGTTGCCAACCTTGGAACATATCGAGGTTTTCGTTGACAACATCCGCAAGCCAACGGGGCTTGATCCATTGGCAAAAATTCCCTCGCTTCAGTATCTAGAGATTCAATCCGAAATTACGAACGAGCAGCTTGAACCTGTCGGACGAATCTCAAGCCTAAAGGGGCTAAAACTAGGAAGCACGAAAATCACCGATCGCGGCCTCGTCCACTTGCGAGAGTTAAAGAACCTGGAATCGCTCATCCTGGAGGACAGCAAGGTCACCAAAGCCGGGTTGAAGGATCTCTACGAGCACCTACCTAAGTGCGTTGGGTCTCTCCGATGATTGCGTTCCTATTGCTCTCCGTTTTGCCCGCCGATGGTGCAATCGTCGACCGGCCGGAACTCCTAGAATACAACCACGTACGCAAACCAGGGCAGCCGGCGTACGATCAACTAATTGCGTGGGAGCGTTCGGAATCCGATGGCAAACTGCACATTGCGTGGTACATGCACGTCGCAAACATTGCCAAGCCAATCGGTGGTGAAATCATCATTCACCGCAACGACCGTGTGATTCACGTTCGCGCCAGTCGTGGCATCGAAACCACAACGGACTATGACCCGGAAGTAGTGGACCACGTTCTATTTCCATCGCATCAGAGACGCGGCATACCGCAGCAGCGATGACGTGTTCCGGCCCCAAACAAACGAGGCGCAGCAATGACGGAACTTAGTCTCTATTTGAGCCTATGGGAGTCTTTTGGCGGGAGGATCGATTGGGGACATGACGACCCCCGTCGTGTCGCCGAGCAAGTCAGCTACGTCATCTGGTCGTACATCCAAGAAATAGGATGCCCAGGAGATAACGATAAGGGGTCAGTGATCGGCCATGCGGCGCTTTACGCCAAGCTTCAGGAGGAAGAGACAGAAAGGGAACTGGTGTTTAGCAACACTGGTGGCAATGTCGGCTTTTATTCCGTCCCTCCTAAGCTTCCTTGGAGGTACTTTTTCAGAGGAATTTTAATGTGCTTTTACGTGCTGGAGTCACTCGCCGGCCACTTGGAAGATGGAAAGTGGGAAACCTTGCGTGAGTTCCGCAAACGGGTGAGAAGACGTCGCCCGCCTAGAGTTCAAAAAGTCGTACTGCGCGGCGACGATGCCAATCAAGCTTTCCAACTCTTGGAGTTGATTCACACCGTAACAAGCGCTGACAACGCTGGTCCTGGAGCTCCCGAGGACTATGGCTTAAACACAACAGCCGTAAGGTTGCTCGACGACTTCGACCGGCCACTCCTAATGCGGTCCTACAACATTGATGGTGTTCAGCGGGAAATCCATGGAGGTTGTGCGAATGCCTTGGCGAGCGTGCTAGACGCCGCGAACTTGTCGCATCTTGTTCCTCGTCAACCTCCGGTGTTTGTCGAGCGCCCTCTCTCCTTCGACTTATTTCCCATTGCCGAGGATGGTGCCGTTCTGCCTGTTGTTCAGAACGACGAAGGCTTCGATAGAAACGGGAACGCAGTGGACGAGGACGTTCGACGAGAGTTGGACAGGCTTTCGCCTGTGTGGGGAGACGGTGACCTCGTGCGGTTTTTTGATCCCAATCACTGGTACGACTTGATTCCTGATGAACCTGCCAATTTTCGAGAGCTAAAGCGACAGCTAGGTATCTAATGTCGCTCTTCTGGAGAAGGCTTCGGCAGTCGGACCTAACGCGTCCACAGCGACAAAGGATGGTGCGAGGTCGACGCCTTTTTAGTGAGAAAGCGGGGCACTCTTGAAATTAGCCTACTCTCGCCGGCTCATGATACTTGTACATATTGCGCCCACAGTGGCTTGGCGTGTTGAAGTGGTTTTTGTGCCGATCGTCCCAACCAATCCGAGCAAGTAGCGACTTCCCATTCCTCCGCTTGTCGTTCGCATCCTGGATTTCGCTGAAATACTCCTTCGCCTCCCTGATCGACTTCAGCAGAGCAATTTTTCGAATCGTTCCGCAAGTGCCCATGCCCTTCAACGCGGTTACGCCCCGGCTGGCTTGCATATGAAAGACGGTTCCCTCCAATACCTCAACGCCATCGGACACAAGGATAAAGTCTTCATCGTACAGCCAGCGTCGGCACTCAGGCGAAGCTCTTAGGTGCCCCCACCATTCGGACAGACGCACGCGGCAAGCTGGACAGTTCATTCTCTTCGTTCCTCTGCGGTATGTTTTTATTCCGTCATTTTGTCGGAATAAATTGTCTGAGTCTTTTTCGTCGCCTTTCTTTGGACACGCGTTGGCCGTTTCAGTTTTCAAGTGGTCATTTTGACCACTTGATTTTCTGTCACCCCCTAGGGGGTTTTTGCTGCTTTTGAGGAGGTCGATTCCAAGATTCCCCGATCTGGTGCGAATGAGCCCGAACAGGAGGAACCCATGATGAAACTTCCAGCCCGCCTTAGCCTCTTCAATCTCATCCTGATTTCTGCCCTTAGTGGCGTTTCTGCCGCGTTCTTTGTGGAACACTATTCAGGCCGTATCGTGCGAGACAAGTACGAGAACATCCTTCGCGAACACACTGAATGGAGGCAGACCTACAGGGGCGTTGAGGAAATCTCGGCGGAACAAGCCGCACGACAGAAGACGGTGAACAAGCTGGACCGGGATGCGAGTTTCTACCGAGCGCGATGCGAAGAGCTGAAATGGCAAATCCAGCAACTGGAGAAGCGAAAAGAAACCCTGGAGGCCGACGTGCCGAGTTACACGGTCGTCGACTTCGGGACGCCCGTCCCCATGCTCCGTTCGGAGTGATTCAGCGTTTGCCTTTGGCTCCGATGATTCTTGCAGCCGCTCCCACTCCTTGCGGGAATTTGACCCGGGGCTGTGGGGCTTCAAGATGGGTTTCTTTATCACGAGCCGCCTCCTGTATCGTCACAGCATTCGACGTCGACATACAAATCGCCGTCTCGAACTTGCTTCAACTGAACTCTGAACCCACTTGGAACAGCCACTTCGCAGCTATTCCACACCGTGACGCCTGACTTATAGACTTCCCATTCGTCATCGTCCCGGTCGCGATAGAGTAAGTCCGCCGTTCCCGATCCCGGCCCGCTCGATGTCGCCGCTGAAATGACGGTCGTTGTATCCGCAACCGAACCCGCCCGTGGTGGCGGCTCGATGATGAACTTCTGGGCGTCTGCAAACCATTCGATGAGAAACTCATCATCCTTGAAGATGTAGGCGTTCGTGTCGTTGACCGTGAGGTGTGCCGTTACTTTGGCACCCGACTCAACAAGCGTCACCGTCCCGCTCTGTGCCTCGTCAATGTCCGCGTCGGCGGTGGCCTTGAACCGCGTTTGACTCTGAATGATGTACCAGCGGTTGCTCACATACTGAACGATGACTCGTGAGTCTTCCGGCAAGTAGATGCCGCTGTACGTTTGAGCCACCTTGAAGTTGTTCGTTGAAACAATCGGTATGTCGGGAATCGCTTCTACGTTCCCTGTCAGCGTGGGCTCTTCGAACTTGTGATGCTCAATGGCAATCAGAAACTTATTCGCAGGCCAAACGGGGTAGACAGATTCACCAGGCGCCACCGTGCGAGCCAAGCGGGGGAAGTTGGCCATCGACTGAACGGGAAACGGTTCCGCCAAGTTTCCCAAATCGCGAGGCGTCTGAACGATACGCTCGTGATCCTGGACGACCGTTTGAACAAATCGCTCGCTGACAGAATGGCCATTTGCCATCTTAGACGTCCCCTGTCCAATCCACACTCAAGGGACCACTTGGGAAGCCATCCAAGCCATTGGTCACCGTAACAATGGATTTGTCGAGGCGAAGGCTACCATCTTGCTGGCGATGGATGTTGAGTGTCGTCACCGTTCGAGATACCGCCGATTGCAAAAAGTCGACTTCACCGCCGTAGATGTCCAAAGTGGCAAGCGTCCCGCTCGCGTTACTCACCAATTGACCACCGTAGATTTTGGCGTTGGTAATGGCCGCGTCTTCATCCGTCGTCACGCCCCCGTCGTAAATCGTCATAAGGGGCGCGTCGCACAGCACGCGACAATCCGTTCCGTCCTGCTGGTAGTAGGCCGTCGAAAGCGTAACGCCGTTGCCAAGCCACAAACTGGCGTTGCCCGCGCTCACTCGTGCGGTGGCGACGGTGGATGTTTCGCCGTGCTTAACGGCAATCCCAACATCACCGTTGTGGACGTCAATCGTCCCAATCGCACTTCCCTTGAGATAGAGCCCCCGACGACCTGTACCGCCGTTCCCTGTCCCCAGGATTTCAGGGGATACAGAAGATGCTTCCAAATCAATTCGCGAAACGCCCGCACCGTTGAACGTAAATGCCGACGTCGTGATTTGCAGATAGTTGTCGTTGTCGCCGATGGCTTTGTTGAATCCTTCATCCACGACGAACGATGCCAGCGCAACACCGCTCAATGTGGAGAGGCCAGCGGTTAGGGCGTACATCGTGTCACGCGGAACGAGACGCACGTTGTCGGATGCGACGGGGACGCCAGAGGGAGACCAGTTAGCGGCAACGCTCACGTCGCCTTCGTTCCCCGAATCGTTGCCCAGCCATATTTTGTTCGCCATTGCTCAACCTAGATTTTCAGTTTGCGATAGTCCATCAGTTCGCGTTTTCTGTATTTGACGTAAACCGCATCTTTTCCGGCTTTCAGCCTCTGGCCGTTCCCGTCCAAGTTGACGGGCGTGCTGATGGGGTAATCGTCGTGTTCGCTCTTGATTCGCTCCTTACCGATCGGCAACGGGGCAAATTCTTCCGGGCCAACTCGTATAGGGAGCAAAGAAATTGTGCTGCCGAGTCCATCTGGGTCACCATCGGCCCGCCTCTCATTCAGTCCGCGGTCAAGGATTTCATCGTCCCACGTGTTTATGTTCACGGCGAAAATGTAGGTAACACGAACGTAATCAACACCGTTCTTGCGCTCCCAAGATCGCGGTAGACCGATGAGCTTGATGGTGTTGGGGTAGAACCTTCGCTTGTACCTTGGCTTCTTTATTGAGAGTGTCCAGGTCTTTTTGTTGGGTGTGTTCAAGTACACGGTATGCTCAAGCGGATCCGTTTTCACGTTCTTGGTGATGCGGATGGTCTCGATGTACTCAACGTCCGTTAAGCCAGGAACGAATGCGTCACCCGCCGAGTTTATTGGAATGGTCGTATTAGAGTCGCCGTCTCGGGTTCGAAGATTGAAATGCCTCGTGGTTACATCTGAAAACCCGGAAATGTACAGCGCCTTCTCGACGGCCTTCGTTTCCGTGCTGAAGGATGATTCAATTCGGTAGGGTTCCTTCAGGGGATCGTCAAACTGGTCTCCCTGGTCGTCCTGGTTCTCGTCCTCATCCTCTTTGTTCTGGTAGCTGACGGAGACGTGATATTGGTTGTCTTCAAGACCAGAACTCTCCTCGACGCCAATCGATTCCACATCGATGAACGCGTAATCATTCCCGACGTTGTAAGGACGCCCGAACCATGGGTTCGCCGGATCGGAACGCATGGCCGTCAGGACAGCGTCTAGACCGTCGTGCTGATTGCTGGTGTCCGCCAGGTATTCCGCTTCGATGCGTAGCGGTTGGTCTCGGGTGAGTGTTGCCCGGCGTCCGCCAGGAACAGGTTTGATGCGTGTAACTGCCATTTCTACCTCTCTAGAACAAGGGAACGTCGGCGACTGCGGGTGGAGCAGACGTTGTTCGTATCCGGTCTCTGATTTCGCTCAGATGCGATTCAGACTTTTCCAAGTGGCCCTCAGACTTCCGTTCGACACTCAACAGGTCGTTAATCTTTTGGCTTTCCTGAACGGCCTTGAAGGCTTGGGTGCTGCCACGAATCAATGCACCCACTTCTTGCGGTTTGGGAGCTTTCCGTTTTCGGGAACTCCCGCTTTCTCCGTCTTCAGATTCACCCAAGCCCCGGAACGCACCGTCATCAAAACGCTTGGCCCGCTCTTCTGCTCGTCGCTCGATGTCTCGAATCTTGTCTTCAAACTCTTTGCCCAAAGCACCCGTCAATCCGCGTTCCATGCTCTTCTCGGCAAACTCCATTGACTCCTTTGCGGCGTCTAGCCAAGCATCCGCGAGGAACTGCGATGTGTCGTTTCCTGATAAGTCGGCCACCACTTGGGCGGCAACACCCGCCAACTGCTGGATACCGCCGACCCACATCGAGATGAGCCCTAACAGAAACTCACCGGTACTCAACACGGGCTTCATCACCATCACGAAAGCATCAGCCGCCAAGGTGATAGAATCGCCGAACGTACCCGCACCGCCGGCTGCGTCGAACAACAGTTCAATCAGTGCTTGGAACGAAGGAGACAGGGCCGTGGACACCTTCTTGAACACACCATCCACAACCGCCTTCAAACGGGCCCACGCATCTTGGAACATTTCCGCTTTGGCAAAGTCAAGCTTGTCCAGTGCCAGCCCCGTTCCCTTCAGGTCATCCTGCACTTTGGAAACGATGTCAGTATCCATCATCCGTAGGAACTTTTGCCATTTGTGGCCGAACAAATCGAACGCCAGTTGCGCCCGCTGGGCTGGGTCCTCAATCTTCTTGAACACCTTGCCAAGGGCGTCTAGCTCTTGATCGGCGGTCAGTCCCTTGAGGCTGCTGGGGTCAAAGCCAAGGCTATTCAGTTGGGCTTGCGTTTCGACTGCCGCTTGCGACGTTCCGTTGAGCATCGCATGCGCGTTGTTCAAGCCTATCGACATTTCAGACATGCCGAGACCGACTCGTGAAGCCGCCACATCGAGCCCCTGAAACACTTGGACGGCCACGCCGAGTTGCAAAGCACTGCCCAGCATTTCGTCAATGCGGGCCGTTTGCGAGACCACAATGGCACCCAAACCAGCGACAAAGCTACTGGCAGCAGTCGCCAGCGTGGAGAGAACGCTGACAACCATCATGCTCTTGGTCGCGATCCCGCTCAGCATGCGGTTGAACATGCCGCCACCACCACCGCCTTTGGAGACAGACGACGTTTCCGAGTTCACTTTGCCCACGGCTTTCGAAAAGCCGCCGACAACCGACTCCGCTTGGCGAAAACCCGAAATGAACCGGGTTACGTCCGCCGTCATCACCGTTGCGAGTGCGAGTGTTTTACCGAATGCCATTTTCTGCCGCTAACACTTCGTAGTAGTTGTTGGTTTGTTCGAGAAGGCCGGCAATGGGTGCGTCCCGGTCTTCGAAGTAGGGATACATGGGCGTGAGCGTTCCAAGTGCCGATTTGTCCTCTGTCCAAGGTGCGAGCATTGCCCAATACAGTGATGCCGAACGCATGTCTTGTCGGTGTTCACCCCAAGGTTGCAGTTCATAGAGCGCCCGCCAGTGAATGAAATCGGTCCACGAAATTTGCTTGAACAGTTGTCGCGGTGACGAGATGCTTAACAACGCGCACAGCTCGTAGGTGAACCTAAGGTGGGTCCCTTCGCCTAGTTTTTTTTAGCGTCTTCAATCCCTTCATCGAGTTCGCCCTTTAGGTTGTCGAGTCCGGAATGCTTCAGCACCTGATCGGCAATCTGTTCGACGCTCGCTGAGTCCAGCTTGCGGCCAAGCAATTCTCGACCTTTTGAGGTGTCGTAGATTCGGGTTCCGTTCTGGTCCACGACCGACTTTGAAATCGTTTTGACTTTGATGCTACGCAGCGACTTGTGCGTTCGCTTCGCGCTCATCTGCCATTCCGTGAACGCGTCCATGATTTCGATTTCCGCCTCTGGGCGCAGCGAACAAAGGCGAATGCGGCAATTCAGTCGCTTGCATGTGAACGACATGTAACGAGGCTCGTCCACCGCGTCGATGATTTCTGTAAAGTCTCGTAGTGCTTCGCCTTCTTCTGTCATGTGTCGCCTCAAGTGGTTGTGTATCCGTCGATTCGTAACTGGATGGTTGCCCCGTGCAAATCCTCTTCGAGCGTGGGCAGGCCCGAGGGAATGTAATCTTCTCCCTGATCGACAACCCGAACGGCTTGGCAGGTTCCACCGCCGATGGCGCCGATGTAGTGATGCTTCGCCCTCAGACGACCGGCCAGCGTGTCCACATCGTCGATGTCCTTGGCGTACACCTCGACATCAAACGTCGTGTAGAACGGGGTGTCCTCTGCTTGCTCAACGCTTCCCTGCAACGTCTCCGCCGTTGATGTCGTCGCGAGGCGATACCAAATGTAGGGCCCAACGTAGCTTTCGGGTGCGATGTTGCGATGAACCCGGGAATCATCCACGGTTTCGCTGATAGTCGCATCCGCCAGCAAGAACGATCGCAAGTCTTGAGCAACGCCCATTTAGTCCTCCACGTCGTAAATGTCGTGCGTGTCTGTCGTCGGAACTTCACCGAAGACTTTGTTCGTGGCGATGACCATGCGGGCCACGGATTGCAAGTCGTCGCCGGGGATGTTCTCCAGCGCCAGTTTCCCTTCGTAGCCGGGGAACAGCAGACGATTGGAGTCTGTCGGCACCAGACAGATTTGCAAGATCTTCACCGCCAAATCTACGCCGTGCTGGCCAATGTCGTATTCGTGCGACTGACAGCCGACAGCTTGCAGGTCCTGGCGAATCTTCTTTGTTTGTTCCGGCTCGTATCGTCGTATCCGACACCCGCCGCCCAGCGAGGAAACCGTGATGTCGGTAAATCGGGGAATCGATTCGTCACGAACGATTCTCGGTAGTCCAGAAAGAACTTCTTGGTTTTGTTGAGTCACGTTTCAGTTCCTTTATGTCCGAGTGATTGCAGTAACGCGGTGAACGGTAACGTCGCGGGCAATCAGGTTGCCCACTTCCCGAGGCGATGGGTCCATGGACATGACAACGCCCGTGAACTCATCCGTGACCGGCGTACTGTGGGGTGTGACGAGCTGCCATTCCCTTTCAGCCTTGGAGTCGAACAAGGTGTCAATCTTTTCGTGTTCCGTGTCGCCTGGATGCCACAGTTGGGTGAACGTGAAGTCCGAAATGGCTTCCGCCGCCGCCTTGTCCGTTTCGAGCGAATCGCCCAACACCATCGCGTTGACTCGTTGCCGTGTGCGGGGTGGTGGCGATACGGAAGTGATGAGCCCCACGGCATCGAAACTTGCATCGTCGTCATGGTCTAACTTGACCACTTGTCCTAGTGAAACTTGCCTGTCGGCCATAGCGTTTGCCTCTATCTAAAAGTGACTTTCCAATTCATGTCGCGTTTCACCGACTTCAGGAAAAACGCACCTGTACCCGAGATGAAGAAACCGCGTAGCGTGTTCTCGAACTGACGAATGGAACGCGCAACAAATCTGTTCCCTTTCGTGCCTGGGTGCCGAACTGTGCCCCGGAATGGACGACCATTGATATTCAACGGCTTGCCTTGCTTGGGGCGAATCGCGTGGGCTCTCGTCGGGCGTTCGACCAAGTGCATCGGAACAGCACCACGCGTCGAACCACTGATTCCGCCACCTGTACCAACACCGCCTGTCGGGGCACCTTGCCGGCCGACATTCGCTTGACTGATTTGAACTACGAATCGTCCCCGTCCAACCGGAACCAACCGGGATCGCAAGCTACGTGCAAATCGGCCTGTCCTCTTGGGCGCGTTTCGACGCAGGGTGTGTAGAAGCAACTTCTCTGCTTGCTTCAGCGTGATGGCGAGACGCCTTTGCAGTTCCTCGCGAATGCTCCGGATGCTTTCGGAAGACACCGTTGAAACAGAGGCACTAATCGAAATCGTTGCTTCTGTGGGAACCAGGTAGAACCCGTTCGTACGCCCAGGATTCGTACGTGCCAAGTTGGTTCGACCCTGATGGGGACTGTAACCACGGGGCCGCGTTTCGCGCGGGCTGGCTTTCCTCGGCGGGCGTCCGATTCTCGATTTGGTGGGAACGTGCGTTTTGACGTTCGGCTTAGAGGGCTTGCGAGGCGGTTTAATGGGCGAACGCTTGCGAGTCCCAGGGAACGTTGCACCGCCACCTGCTCGCGTCTTGGCGCTAGGTCCTCGCGGGCGAGACGTGTGAGAAGGCTTGCGAGGTGGCTTGGGCTTCGCACCGTGCGTGAGCCCGTGGGCATTGGCACGGGTTTTTGCACCAGCGAGACGCCGGGGTGGCTTCTTGCTGGTGCGCGTGTTGACCTTTGCCTTGGGCTTGGCACCGCTATTCGCCTTGGTCTGTGATGATGTCCCCGCACGCGTCTTAGGTGCCTTGCGTTTCTCTTTCGTTGGGACCGTGTAGAGACTGCCCACGGGCGCGTAGCGTCCACCAATGCCACGCCCCGAGGCATCCTTCACCCCACGAATGAACTTTGCCTTGCTCGTGCTGCGAACGTTGTACTTGGAGCGATCGGCAACAGGAATGTTTTTAGGCGGCTTGATAGGATTGCGGATAGGCCGACTAACACGCACCGGGGCAGGTGGCGGGCCCAGCGGATTCGTCGGCGGATCAACCGGAATATCAAAGGCGAACTCAATGCCGCCATCGCTATCGGATTTGCCTGCCATGACTAAACCTCTTCCGCCACAAGCAACTCGTATTCAAAGCCCTTCTCATCCGGGTCGCTAATGTGGCCGATGTAGAGCTTGCGAGTTCCGAACAAGACGTAGTCAGTGACCAGGATGGGCTTGACCGGGTCCTGGTAACCTTTCACGCGGTGGGTCGCTTCGGCAAACATCTTGCGGGCCCGAATCTGCTCTAACCCAGAAAGCCCTTCGATGGTGCAGGGCCACGACTCAATCAAGGTGCCTGGGTCCGAGTCCTTTTCCTTCAGACCGTTTGCGTCCAGCGTGGTTGCGGGCCGTTTGATGTCAACGAAATGTCTATGGGCGCTCATACGTCACCTCGTAGTCAATCATTTCATCGCCGTATCGAAATTGTTCCAGCATGGACGCTACCCACGGCGATATCTCTCCTTCGCCGCTCCGATGGTTGAACCAATCGTCCACCATCATCATCAGGCACGATTGGTAGTCCCCAGGTAGCGAGCCGAATCCGCACGTGTAATCAATTTCGATTGCGTCTGCCTGCTGTCGTGGGGTAGGCCATGCCTTGCCGTATGCGGGGCAAATCCGGCCCGGTTCGCGACCGGTCGACACGATGTAGTTGGACGAATCCCAAGTTTGTTGAACGCCGTCTGTATCGATGTACTTCAGCGAGACAACGCTTTGCAGTGGCGCACGCGGAAGGTAGATTCCCCGCCGAGGAAAACGATCCAGCGTGAACCGTCTGGTGGCGGTAAACACTTGCCGGTTCGTTCGCTCCTCAATGATTCTCGTAGCCCCTATCAACCAATCGTGAAACTTGCCGTCGTGCCCCGTGACGCTGGCAGCGACAGACGAATTTCCCTTGGCTTCCCCTACCAGGGACAACGTTCGTGAAAACGTTGTGTCATTGACTACAATGTCGGAGTAGCTCACTTCTTGGTCGCCTTGCGTGGACGAGACTTGGTGGCTGTTCTGGTCTCGGGCTTCTGCTCACCCTCGACAGGTTTAGCTCCAAAATTGTCGATCAAAAACTCGGCAGTGTCGGGATCAACCACGTACGTGACATCCGGCTGGAAGCAGTGCGTGGAAGTTTCTGTACGTTCATCGAAACGCAAACTAGGCATGCGATTGCCTCCTATGCAGATGAGAAATAGTGGGCGCTGGAATCCCAGCAAAAACCCCAGCGCCCACCGTTCAAGAGGACTATGCAGCCAGCGTCAGATACTTGACGGGATTGGTGCCTGCGTCCAGCAAATCGCCATCCGCACGAGTCCAACCCAGAAACGCGACCTGACCAAGTTCGGCGTATCGCTCGTCCAGACGAATCAACGTCCATTCCATCACATCGCGAACGATGTACTTGGAAAGCTCGCCGAAAAGAATCGCTTTGGCAGAAGCTCCACTCGGCATGTCCTGATTGATCTGATAGCCGTAGCCGTCAATCGTGTCAGGAGCGCCGACGGCCACCCCTGGCAACCAGAGCGGACGATTTTGGCTGTCCTTCATTTCCTTGACGATTCGCAGCGTCGTATCGTTGAACATCCACTGAGCCGCGCCATTTTCGCGGTAAGCAGGGTCCACGCTGTGAGATAGCTGCAAGAGTTCGCTGTGCGTCAACGCCGCATTACTGGCAGTCGTCACACTGGAGTCGGCAGCCGCGTTCAACAGCCCATTGGGCTTGCTGCTGCCGTTGGCCGTCGTGAACTCCTCGTTTTGGATCCTTCCTACCCGCTCGCCAAGCAACCGGCCTAACAAGGTAGACATATCCGTTGCGGAATCTTGCATCAATTCCAGGCTGACCCGAACCATCTTGGACGAGTATTTGTACGCCTGCAAGACGAGCTGACCAAGCGTTACATCCTGCTCGTTGGCAGTCGTGTTCTCGTCAATCCGCTCACCTTTGTTGCTCGTATCGTTCGTGGTGGGAATCGGTAAATCCGCTCCCGTGGTCGTCCGTTGAATCGTGGCAACGTTGCGAATCCCGCCAAACTTGAGCAAGGCGATTTCAATTTCGCCCATCATTTCATCGGGCACGGCATGTCCACCCGCAGTCGCTGTCCCGACAGACTGAGCCCGTTGGTAAGCTTCGGCGAGAGTCCGGGGGGCCCGAGATTTATAGCGAAGCTCAAGTTGCTTCAAATTCAGGCTGATTCCCGTTCGTCGAGCCGCCTGAACGCAAGCGTTGGGGACTCGTCCGGTGGGAGCCAGAAACCACGCTTGCAGCGCCTGAGAACGGACCTGACTGGAATAGACACCCCGTCGGTCTAACCGGGCAGCACCAACTTCCGTGCGACTCTCGAAGGAGAACCGGTCTTGATCCGAAGCGATTCGGTCAGCCACTGCGCGTCGCTGAACGTCGTGACGTGCCCCTTCCATACCTCGAAGGATTCCATCGTACTCGTTGGATAGCCGATCGAACCTTGCCCGCTCATAAGAGTTCCAACTGGCGGAACGACTTACCATGCTCCGAATTTCGTTCCCAATCTTCTGCCGTTTGGCTTGCAGTCTTCGTAATGCGTCCATTTCAAACCCTCTAGTTGCCCGTGCGAGGGTACGAAAAAAGGCCAATACCCATACACGGTTGACGTACTTATCAACCGCAGACGGATACTAGCCTTTCGCATTCACCTTCTGCTAACTTTGGTGTGTTTGGTTACTCGCGTTCGCTTTCGCCATCCACTCTTTTATTATTGGCGACGTCCCGTTCGCATGTCAACCAACATCTGCCTTGTTCGCACGATATCTGCGATTACTTCTGCGGCTGTCACCCCAACGCTTGCCGCAACCTGGGCCCGCCTGTTGTTGCCAGTCGTGGACTGTTGCCGCGACTCTGAAAATGATTTGCGTGCTTGTGCCGTCGTTGCACGGTAGGCCGGGAAGGTTACCGGGCCCACGTCGAACAACGGCTTCACTTCCGTGATTTCGAGGATTTGGGCGTTGTCCTCAAAGCGTCGGTTTTCGTCGCCAATCTCGAAAGCGAAACTGCTTCCCGTAACTTCACCTCGGTCGATGAGCGTTTTCACGTCCCGGGCCGTCTGCGTGTCTGGCAAACGTGCCTCGTAGTGAAGACCGATATCGTCAACGGTTAGCTTGCAGGTCCCAGCCTTGTTCCTGCCTAAGACTTCCGATTCCTGGTGATTGAAGAGTGCGTAAACGTCATCTTCCCGTATCGCCCGATCAAACGCGCCTGGCATGATGCGCTCGAACACGCCAGGGCTGATTTCGAACTGCGTATCGGGATCGCCCGCGCGATAGAACACCGCTGAATACCCCGTGATGACGTTGGCACCTGAGCTATCGATTATTTCGACGTTCCGATTGTTGGCGCGACGTTCCATTGTTCCATCCGATCGGCAAATTCAATTACTGCACTGGCTAGTTGTTGCTCAGAGACACTTTCTAGGAGCGTTTCCAATTCTCGTTTGGCTTGACCGCAGAAGTCCCCGTACAGGTTGCGTTTGACGCCCCTGAAGCACTCTGTCAGTGTTTCGTCGAGGCTTTTATCCACCCAGTTCACAAAACGATTGGCTTGTTTTCGCTTGACCTCTTTTCGCAGATGATTGGCCACTTTGCGAGCGGCATTGGCAGCCTTCACCGCATCTTTGATGTCGAATTCCGTCGGAACGTCGACGGGAGTTTCTGCGGACGGCGTTGAACCGGGAATTTCCTTGTCCATGTTCATGGGCGTGATGTAGTAGTCACCCCCTGGCCGTGGATTGCGGCCCCGACTAATCAGATACTCGTTGGGAGACATTGCCCCCATTTCGACCTCGGTTTGTCCGATGCTGGCAGCCGTTTGCGGGTCCAGTTCGAGTAGCTCCGAAGTATCGTGCCGATACTGGTGGATATCCTCTCGTTGCTCGTCATCCGTCAACAACTTCATCCAGCATTCGCTTCGAATCGTGCAAAGGTGCGGTGAAAGCGTTGTGCTGAGATAATTCTTGTTGTCTTCGTACTTGCTGTTGTAGCTTTGGCTGTCACTTAGCCCGAGTCGCGAGGGTGGCAAGTTGAACCAGCGCGACACGTCGCGAACCTGGGTCTCTCGCAGTTCGTTTAGTTGCGAGTCCTCTGCATTGATGGTCGTTTCGTGGAACTTGGCGCCGTCCCTGAGAACCATTGCACGGAACCAATTGTTCGGGCCTGTCTTGGAATAAATGCCTTCCACCAAGTTGTCCGCCGCCTTCTTGGTCATCGCGGGTGGAATCTCCAAGTACCCGCCCGACTGCGCACCCTGCTTGAAGAACCGGCTGGCGAACTTTTGGGCAGCCAGACCCAGCGCCCAACTGTCCCGAGCTTTCTTCACCAGTTCACAGTCACTCTTGCCATCGACGCTGAAGTTTTCGAAGTGCAAGACTTGGGAGGGTGCGAGCCCCTGAATCTGACCGGCGATTTCTGTGACGTAGATTTGCTCTTCATCCACCCACTTGGTTCTGTCGGGTAACAGGGGCAACAGTTCGACAGGCCCAGAAGACCCAAAGCGAATCCATGCGTAGGCGTGGTTCCAGAGACAGAGGTGGACCATGAGCCGCCGCCAAAACTTGAAGGCGTGCATCTTCTCGTTGGGCTTTCGAGAAACGAGGAAATGCGTGGGATGGCGTTCGTCGACAATCGTTTCGCGACCGCGTTTGATCTTCTTTTGCAGGGGCAGCTTGGCGATGTCGCCGCTAATCATGCTGACCGCTTGCCAGACCGGTGGGTAGTTGAGAGACGAACGCGCACCAATGCGAATCCCTGAATCCGTCTCCGACTCGCCACCCAGATATTCAAGGACGTTGTCACCCGACAACGGTATCGCCGGGTTATTGATAGACCGCTGCTGGCTTCGAATTGAAAACAGTTTGGTGAGCATACATTAGCCAGGCTGTTGTTGTCCGTCTCGTACGATCGCCCAAATGGAGCCCACGGCAATTGCCAGCCCGCAGAACAGATTTCCCAACCGCCAATCGTACCCGCAAAGGGCGATAAAGCATTGAAGGAATCCCGCTGCCAGTAGGCATTCTCGCAATCGAGAAATACTATTGCTTCGCGTTTCGTTCGCCATCTTTGCTTGCTCGGGTTAGTGCTTCGTACACCTTGCGACCGTCGAAGGCAGAGCGGTTTGTGTTTCCTGCGAGTTCCTCGATGGAACGCAACGCCTCGGTTGCCGGCTGTACAAGCTTCAGTTCCTCTTGGTGAATTTCTTCTAGTGCCAAGAGGGCCTTGTAATTTCTCGACAGTGCCTTGAACAGCGCGCTCACCGCTGCGTCGGTCGCCTTGATCTCATTTTGCGTTGGTAGTGGCATGGTCTCACGCGAGGGAATTCGCGCTCCTGATTACGTTTTTCGCTCGTGTCACGAAATCGCGACGTGCTTTCAATTCAGCCTCAAACTTCCGAGTGTCGACTTGGAGTTGCCGCGTTAGGGCTTTCGCTGAGTTGACCAATGCCGCTGGCGTCATTGAGGCGCGGGCGTGTCGCTCAGGCGGGGAAGCGTGACGGATGCTTGCTTCCATTCGAGGCGGTGTAAGCTGTAAGAGCTTGGAAAGGCGATTGACCGCGAGTGTCAATTCCACGGGGATGTCCGGCAGTTGAACGTAACGCGTCTGTATACCGTTCGCCATGTCGGCGTTGCGACGATACTCTTCGATGTTTTCCTCGAGAAACGTTTCACGAATCGTCTCACTGGCTTCTTCCAGGCTTTCCGCACGAAACGACCGCCCTGTGTGGCGCCTAACTTCCGCCGCCAGCTCACGGGACAGCCTCTTTTGTTTCGCGACCATTTTGAGGTAGTTTTCGACGCTTCGCCGGTAGTGCTGCAACTCTTGAGAGTAGTTGTTTATCCACTTCTCGGCGTCTTTTAATGCTGCGCTCATACCGTTCTCTTCGATCTTTTCAGGAGTAGTTCAGCGCGATGATTGTCATCGGCCATTTTTCGAATCTTTGTCAGCAACTTTCCCCACTTGTCGCTCAACGCGCCCCACTGGAGTCGCACGTCGTCACGCAAATCAAGTGCAGCCTGGTCGTTTCTGGGCGGACCCGCACGATAAGCGACCGGCGGCGCGTGTGACCGAACAGCACTGCCTATCAACGCCTCGAGCCGCAACAGGTTGTCCATAAAGTCACTCGGCGGCGGGTTCCTGTTGATTTTTAGATCGGCGTCTCTCTCGAAACTTTCCATCTCTGCAAGATGCTCGCGATATTCGCGGATCATCTTAAGGTCAAACTCATGGAGCCCTTCGTCACTAAACGGATTTGGCATCACCACACCTCTACTGGGTTCTCTTCGTAGTAATCGAGTTTTACTTGTCCCGCTTCGGACATCGCCGCTGCCAACGCCATGACGCCGCCCACCATGCCGTCAATCTTGCGAATGTCGTTCTGTTTTGGCTTCACGAGCATCTTGCGATTGTTGTCATCCTGCTTCACCTTGACGTGACCCGCTTGCCAATTGAGTACCCGGTTACCGTTGTGGTGCAATTTTTCATCGACCACCAACCGTTCGTAGTCGCTCACGGGTCCCGAAAAGTTATTCATGCTCTGCGAGAACTTGAAACGGTCGATTCCCAATTCAAGTTCAAAGTATTGGGTGATATCCTCGGCAAACGTCGGATCGTAGTAACACGCGACAATGCGGAATGTCTCGTTCAGTTCGGACACCTTCTCTTTGATGTACGACTGCTGAACGACTTGTCCGGGAATCAGAGTTAGCTCGCCTGATGCTTCCCACTCGAAGAAACTTGCTTTGTGTTCGTTATCGCGGGCCGTTTGCTCCGGAAGCCAGAAGTAGGGCAGTTGAAGGTAATGACCTTCGTTCTCGGGATCGCGGAACACCAGCACGACGGCAGACATGTCGTAAGTCTTGCTGAGATCCAGCCCCATCCAGCACTGATGGCCGGCTAAGTCCTTTTCCGTGAAGCGTCGTTCGCAGGCCTTCCATTTCGTCGGGTCCAACCACGGGTTTTCGGATGTCGCCCAGATGTTTAGACGTCGCCGCTTGAAGCCGGTTAGATCGGCCAAACCCCGCTTCTTGGCCCGTTCGTAACTCTGCAAAAACTCTTCTTCGTTGATGGTGTGACCCCAGGAAGGGTTGGCCATCTCGCCGTACTTGACCGGGTCTTTATCCAAGTCCGCGTTGCTCAAGTCCTGTGGCGCCTCATACGACTCGAAGTAGAAATACGGGTCGATAATATCCCCACGCTCAACCGCCTTGCCGTACTCGTACTGACTGCGCCCGTAGCTCTCGGGATCGCTGCCGGCTGTCGAAAACTCAATTTGCATCGGCTCAGGTCGGGAGGCCCCCGCGTCTTCAATGATGCGGGCCAGGCGAGCGGAAACAACGTGCGTCTCGTCAATCAACACGCACCCATTGATTCCTTCCTGCCCTGCTTCGTTGTCCGCTGACAGGATGGAATACGTCGACATGGAGGTATCGTGGGTGATTTGATGCGTTGTCTTGTTGATGGTGCATTCCCGGCGCAGCTCGGGGCTTTGCCGTGTCGCCATCTCTGCGTGCCGGTGGGAAATCAACGCTTGCTTCCCGTCATGGGCGCCACTGAACACTTTTTGGCCCGGTTCGCCGTCAGCGCTGAAAAGGTACAGCCCGAACCACGCCAGCGTGGGGCTCTTGGTATTCTTCTTGGGCCACCAAATAGAAGCTTTGCGAAAGCGTCTTACCCATCGGTCGTAATGCTTTGACCATCGCTCCCACCCGAAGAGTCGAGTGACCAAATCAATCTGGTGTGGAAGGGGATCGAGATATTCCCCCGAGCGTTCCCCTTCGTACAGCACAAAGCAGTTGCGGCCAAAGTTCAGCACCACCTCGGCACGCTCTAGATTCATGCGCATCCCCTGCGCGGCCGCGTGTTCATCCGCAGCGTTGCGAATCCATTGTTGGGTGCTATCGATGGTCATGGAAGTTCAATCTGTGGTGCTTCGCCTCTTAACTTCTCAAATTCAGCAGTCTTCCGTTTGTCGAGTTCGCGCAAGCGACGGACGACCTCGCGAGGAACACTCTTGGCCTTCTCAATCTCGGCAATCAACTCGTCCACTTCCTTCAAGTCGCGTTCGACCTGGTTGGTCTCTACGATGATTTCTCGCGAGAGCTTGGCCGTTCTTTGCATGAGAGCAAGGATGATTTTTCGCAGTGAATTAAGGTCCGCCATCTACCTTCCCCATTGAGCAAAGCGACTCAGGGAACCAACTTCCTTCTGCAGCTTGTCGATTCGAGTCGCCAGCTTCTCGAAGACTCGCCGCTTGTTGCCGGTTTCCGCCGCAATGAGACGTTCGGTTTGATTCACTTCCTCGATGATGACCAGGCCCAATTCGGCTTTCTCGATGAGCTTACTCACGAACAACTGATACTCTCGAATTCTCGGATCGTCCATCAGAGTTTGCCTGCCTTGGTGAGTGCGACATTCATTGCAACGAGCTTGTCCCAGAGTACGCTTGCCTCCGACTCGGCATTCGTAATGGCAGCAACATATTCACTTAGCTTGCGGGCAATGTCTGCTTGCCTCTCCCAAAGCTTGTCTCTCAGCCGCATCGCCCGGTCTGCCTTGCCGTGAAGCTGAATCACTTCGCTTTCAAGCTTTTCCAACTCGCGAGCAATGTTCTTGATGTCTTGTTGCGTTAAGGATTCCGGCATTCTCAGCCTCGCTTACGACCGTACTTTTCGGCAATCGTTTTCGTCTTCTCGCCAGTTCGCAAGTTCAACCGCTCTCGATCGACGGGGCTCAAGCCAATCAAGGCGCTCGCGGCCCGAAACTGTTTGGCGTACACCTCGAACGCAGATCGAATCGCAGAACTTGTTGGATCTTCTTTCGCCAATTCGTTCACGGCTTTCCAGCGTGCGTAGCTCTCGACAGCCTGCGTTAGAATCTCGCCATCGACAGACGACAACATTTCTGATGCCGCAAACGCTTCGACAATTCGGTCCCATGCCTTGATCGTGACTGGGAAAC